AGCCTAGCCGAGACCATCCTCGAGCACCGATCACTTGTCACGCGTGCCCGTGGCGTGTGGCTTGCCGCCATGGATGCAGGCGACCCCAATCAGGGAAAATACCAGTCGGCATATAACTCCAGCCTGCGCTCCCTGATAAGCCTCGAGGAGGAGCAGGAGCGTCGTCTCATCCTGGCGAAGGACTACATCTCATCGAAGGAAGCCGGCGAAGCGATGCGCGAACTGGCGGCCACGATGGTCAACCGCCTCGACAAGCTGGCCTTGGACGTGGCGGAAGGGTGCAACCCGGAGAACCCTGCGAAGGCGGTCAAGGTGCTCGAGGCATGGGTGCGTCGGGTGAAGGCCGAACTTTCCCAAGATGAGCAAGCGTAAGCGCAAGCCCAGGCGCAAGCCGATGCCGAAGCCTTCGCGTCCGTTCAAGGACAAGCGGCCCAAGTGGTCGACGCTTTCGGACGGACTCTGGAAAATGCTCAAGGAGCGAGGACTCGATGAACAAGTCTGACCTGCTCCGCATCGGCCGGGACGTGCTGCGTCCGTCGGACTCGGGCGACGTGGTCGAGTGGCTGGAGGACAACGTGCACGCCATCCCCGACTCACCGATGCCCGGGCCGTTCCGCTCCGACCGCACGCCGTGGATCGCGGAGGCGCTGCGCATCGCCGCCGACCCGGAGACGAAACTGCTGACCATCCTCGCCAGCATCCAATCGGGCAAGTCCCTCTTCGCCCGCCTGTTCACCTGCCACATCATCGCGAACGCCCCAGGGCCGACGATGCTCTTGCAGGCCACCGACCCGGAGGCCAAGGACTTCGCATTGCGTTACCTCCGCCCGGTCTGGAACAACTGTCCTCCCGTGAAGGCACGTCTTTCCCTCGAGGACTTGGACCGCTCGACGACGGCGGACTTCGACCGAATGACGCTTTATTGCCGGGGCATCTGGAACGAGGCTAACCTCCAACGACTATCCCTGCGTTACACGATCGCGGACGAATGTTGGATGTCCCCGCCCGGACACTTGGCCGAACTGAGCGCGCGCGTGACGGCGTTCGGCTGGATGGGCAAACGCATCTTCATGTCGCAGGGCGGACGGGCCGGGCAGGAGTTCCATCAGCTGCACGAAGGGACGGACCAGCGTGACTGGAATATGCGTTGCCCGAAGTGCGACCATCTCCAGCCATGGGTCTGGGAACAGGTCAGGTTTCCCGAGGACGCGAAATCGACGGGCACATGGGACCTGCACAAGGTCAGCGTGGGCACGACCTACGAGTGCGCCGGATGCAAGACGCTCCTGCCTGACACGAACGCTTCCCGGCTGGAGGCGAACGCCCGCGGCTCGTTCGTGGCGACGGCGACTTCGGCCAACACCGGGCACATCGGCCTGCATTGGAACAGCCTCGCGACGATGAGCTGGGGCGAGCTGGGCGTGCTGATGCTCAAGGCCAAGGCGGCGGCGGACGAATACGGCGACGAAGAGCCTCGGCGCATCTTCAAGCAGAAGCGTCTGGCGATGCCCTGGAGCGAGGAGGGCGGCGAGATGGTGGCGCTGGCCGAGGCCGCCAACTACAAGATGTCCGACGATTGGGACGCTGAGGCCGTGATCACGCCCAAGGCCAAGGTGGCCGACCGCGAAGGCGCGCCGACGGGGAGCATCCCTTTCCGCACGATGGGAGTCGACGTCCAGCGTGGCCACTTCTGGGTGGTCGTCCGTCGGTGGTCGAAGACAGGGCACAGCCGGCTGATGGCCTTCGCCAGAATCGACTCATGGGGCAACGTCGAGGCATTCGCCAAGCAGCACGGCGTCCATCATGCGCTGGTGCTCGTCGACTCCGGAGACAACACCACGGAGGTCTACCGAGAGACGGCCAAGCGGAATTGGAAGACGGCCAAGGGCTCAGGCTCCGACGACTTCGCCGTGACCTCCAAGGACGGGCAGACGACCCGCCGCTTCTACTCCGAGAAGCAGTCCATCGTCGTCCCTGGCATCCCGCAGCGGGCCACGCTGATCGTCTGGTCGAACACCGCCGGCAAAGACCTCCTGCACGGCCTCCGGGCCCGCAAGGTCTGGACCTATGCCCGTGACGCCTCGCCCGAATACGTCGAACAGCTGAACGCCGAGGTCCGCGTGAAGGACCGCCGGACGGGCAAGCCTCAATGGATACTTCCCCAGGGTAAGAAGGATAATCATTCGTTCGACACGGAACTCCTCGCCCTCCTGGCCGCCGTCCGCTGGGGTATCGCCGGCAGGGAAACCGCCGAAACCGACTTGCCCTCGGCATGACCTTGGGCACGATATGGGCAAGGAACGGCGCTCGGTGTCGTGGGAGGAAGAGACTCATGGCGTGGGCCGGGCGTCGTTCCCCTCTCTGGCTTCCATTCGGGGCATAACTAAATGGCTTCCGGCATCTTCATCGGCCTCACCGAGTGCGAACTCTTGGACATCAAGGCCAAGGCTTTGTCCATGATCACGGAGGGCAAGACGCTGATGTCCTATTCGGACTCCGGCTCGTCGGCCTCCAAGCAGTTCGCGATGCCTCCGAAGGAGATGCTGTCGGAAGCGATGTTCGCCCTTTCCCGTCTCGACCCTGCCACCTACGGACGCCGCACGACCATCATCTCGACGGACTGGCAGAACCGAAACGACTGATTTATGGCCATCCGCAAGAAGATCAAGACCGTCAGCCTGCGTCCCAAGACGCCGAAGGCCACGCCTGCCGCCCCTGCGCCGCAGGCATCCTACGGCGATTGGCAGTCCATCGGCGTGACGCGTGCCCGCCGTGCGGCCTACGGCGCGGAGCCTCGTGACCTTCGCCGCGACCTGACGCCTTACGACCGTCTTACGATGGTCCGCAAGTGCCGATGGGCGGAGCGTAACTCGGGACTGTTCAAGCAGATCCTCGCGGATATGTGCCTCTACACGGTGGGCGACGGCATCAAGCCGCAGTCCCACGCGTCGACCCCTGAGATGCAGCAGCGTTACGAAGCCTACTTCGCGGAGAAGGCCAAGCGCATCGACATCACGAACCGCTTTTCGTTCTATCAGGCTCAGTCCATCCTGCTGCGCGGCATGATCCGCGACGGCGACTCCTTTGCCGCCAAGGTCCGCAACGCCGCCGGCGAGCCCAAGATTCAGCTGATGGAAGCCCACCGCGTCGGCGACCCTCTCGAGGGCAAGGTGCCCGAAGGGATGCACGACGGCATCCAGTTCGGTCCGTATGGCGAATACATCGCCGTCAACGTCTACCGCTCCGACGGCTCATCCCGTCAGATTCTGGCGCAGTCCATGATGATGGTCGTCGACCAGGAGTATGCCAGCGGCGCCCGTGGCGTCCCCCTGCTCCAGCACAGCATCAACAGCATCCAGGACGAGATGGAAATACTCGCCCTCGAGAAGCAGGCCGTGAAGGACAACGGCGACATCACGCGTATCATCAAGAAGCAGGGCGGAGTCTTGGACGGCGATATGTCCGCCGAGCTGGGCGCGGTCAGCGGAGCCTCTTACTCGAACCTCGCCAACACGATGGGCGGGAAGCTCATCACGCTGGAACCCGGCGAGTCGATGGACTCGTTCCAGAGCAACCGCCCGAACGCGACCTTTAATGGATTCATCGCAGCGCTTGAACGTGACATCTCGATGGGTGTCCTGCCTTATGAGTTTGTTAGCGATCCTTCCAAGATTGGCGGTGCTTCTGTCCGCCTGATCACGGCCAAGGCCGCCCGCGTTTTCGGCAAGTATCAGAACGTAATCATCGAACAGTTCTGCGTCCCGACGTGGGGCTACATCATCGGGCAGGGCATCGCCGCCGGCGAACTTCCCGACGACCCGATGTGGAACGAAGTATCCTGGACGACCCCGAAGTCCGTCACCGTCGACGCTGGCCGCGAAGCCGCTAACGATCGTGCTGACGTCGAGATGGGCCTCCTGTCCATGTCGGAACTCTACGCCCAGCGCGGTCTGGACTTCCGCACCGAGATGGACAAGCGGGCCAACGACATGGCCTTTATCATCGAGAAAGCCAAGGCCGCCAAGATTCCTGTCTGGATGCTCTACAAGCCCGACTTCAATTGGCTCCAGCAGGGCCAACTGAACACTCAGATGCCGGAGGACGTGGCAAATAATCTCGGCGTAGAAGAAATCGAGGACGAGCCTTCCAGCATGGAAGAGCCTTCCTCCGAAGACCAACCCAATTCCTAAGACCATGCGTTTCCTCACCAACGGACTGTCGGGCCGCGAGCCCCTACTCATCGACCCGAGCAAGGCGAAGGACCACGCGGTCCTGGCCGAAAAGTTCGGCTTCACGGATATGCTCGCCCAACTGTTCGGGCAGGCCCCTAAGCCCTACGTCGTCGACGGCATCGGCATCGTCCCGGTGGTCGGCGTCATCGGCAAGGGCCTGTCCCCGATGGAGAAGATGATGGGCGCCGTGGACATCGACGAAGTCTCCGCCGCGCTCGACCTGTTCGCCTCCGACCCTTCCGTCGAGAAGGTGGCCTTGCAGATTTCCTCCCCCGGCGGGACGGTCACGGGCGTCGAAGAACTCGCCAACAAGGTGCGTTCCTACGGCAAGCCGACCCTCGCCTACACGGACTCCGAGATGGCGTCCGCCGCCTACTGGATCGGTTCCGCCGCCGACCGCGTCGTGGCCTCCCCTTCGTCCACCGTCGGTTCCATCGGCGTCCACATGGCCATCCCTGACTACTCCAAGGCCGCCGAGATGCAGGGCATCAAGATGGTCGTCATCAAGTCCGGCAAGTTCAAGGGAGCGGGCATCGAAGGCACGAGCCTCGACGAGAACCAAATGGGCAACCTTCAGGCCAGCGTCGACACGATCCACGCCGAGTTCAAGGAAGCCGTGAACATGAAGCGCAAGATGGTGAAGGCCGAGGCCATGGAAGGTCAGGTCTTCTCCGGCAAGCAGGCCGCCGCCCAGGGACTCGTCACGGGCCTCGCCGACTCTTTCAACGACGCCCTTCGCTCGTTCTGATGCCCTTCGACGTCCCCGACTACGTGCAGTCCGCCGCACGGCGCGGCCTTGAGTGGCACGCCGAAGGCAAGTCGGGCGACGGCGTGACGGACAAGACCCTCCGCGAAGCCCGCGAGATGGCGGACGGCTCCGTGTCGGAAGACAAGCTGCGCCGCATGGGTCCGTGGTTCCGCCGGCACGAGCCGGACATGGACGCCCCCAAGAACAAGCCCGACAACAAGGACTTCCCTGGTGCTGGTGCCGTGGCCTGGGCTTTATGGGGTGGACCTACCTCGGGCGACATCATGCGGACCGCCGAATGGGCTGAACGCAAGGTCGAGCAGCTGGACCGCGAAGCCTCCGCTAATTCCAATCGAACCAATTACAAGACCATGACCATCGAAGAACAGCTCCTCGAAGCCACCGCCGCCATCTCGGGCATCACCGCCGAGCGCGACGACCTCCGGGCCACCGTCGAAAAACTCACCGTCGGCACCGCTTCGGAACTCGAAGCCCTCAAGTTCGAAGCCGCGTCGAAGGACGCCAAGGTCATCGAGCTTGAAGCCGCCCTGTCCGCCGCCGCGAAGGAGATCGAAGGCTTCAAGGCCGTCGTCGCCTCCCTCGAAGCCGCGAAGGTCAGCGCCTCCAAGGAAGCCGCCAAGATCGTGGCCTCCGTCGGCGTGGCTCCTGTCGAAATCAGCCCTGCCGACGCCAAGCCGTCCGCCGAGGCCGTCGACCATCTGGCCACCTTCATGGCCCTCCCGGTCGGTTCGAAGGAACGCAACGATTACTTCGCCGCCCACAAGCACGCCATCATCAAGGCTGCTATCTGATTTTCCCCTAACCCTCACCCAATCCTAAAACACCATGGCTAATTCCATCGTCGCCGCCCCGTCCATCCTGGCCGAGTCGGTCATCGCTTCCCTCAAGGGCAAGCTCCCCGCGCTCCGCGCCTTCTCCAGCGTCTTCACCGCCGCTGAGTCGGGCGCCGGCAAGACCGTCCAGGTCCCCCTGATCGGCACGTCCACCGCCACCGAGTTCAGCACCGGCGGCTACCTCACCCAGGACGACGCGACCATCACGGCCGCGAACGTCACCCTCAAGCACTTCAAGGTGTCGAGCCGCTTCTCGCCCCTCGACGTCAAGATGTATGGCGCTCAGTTCCTGTCCAACGCCTTCGTCCCGACCGCCTCGAACGCCCTCGCTGAGAAGTGCCTCGCTGAAATCGGCGCGCTCATCACGAACGCCAACTACTCGTCCAGCGTGAACACGGGCGCCGCCCTGACCTACGCCGAAGTCGTGACCGCCAAGGGCGTGCTCGACGCCGCCAAGGCCGCCGAGCCCCGCGCGTTCATCCTGAACTCGACCTACGCGAACGGCCTCCTCTCGGATGCCACCATCATCGGCAACTCCGTCCTCGGTGCCGGCATCCTGACCTCCGGCCAGATCGGCACCCTCGCCGGCGCCGCGGTCTACCAGTGGAACAGCCTCCCGACGAACAGCGAAGACCTCGCCGGCTTCGCCTGCGGAGCCGATTCCATCGCGGTGGCAAGCGCCTTGCCAATGTCCGAAATCCCTGGCTTCGAAGTCGCCAACGCTGTCGACGCCGACACCGGCCTCGGCGTCCAGGTCCTCATGGGCCAGGAGCAGAGCGGCTACTACAACGTCACCGCCACGCTGCTCTTCGGTGCCGCTGTCGGTCGCGCGACCTCCCTGCACCGCCTCAAGACCGCCTAATAGCGGCCAAGAGACGACAGACAAGGCCCCCAGCGATGGGGGTCTTTTTTTGTGTCCTCCCAAATCGGGCAAATACAGATGAGCCTCTACTCTGAGTTCCTGGCTGACGCGAAGGAGATGATCGCGGATTTCGGCGTGTCCGGGTCGGCCAACTCCGGGGCCATCACCTTCAAGTGTCTCATCTCCGACCCCGCCGTGGCCACCGTGCTCGAATCAGGGGGCTACAGGGAGCGGACCCAATACTCTGTCCGCCTGCCCGCCGTAACGGCCTCCTGGAGCCTCCCAGACGGGTCTATTGGGGCATCGGCGGCCATCATCGCCTCGGGTGCCGTCATCCCGTCCCTAGGGCAGGGCAAGAAGATCGTGGCCGGCGGGAAGACCGTCCGCATCACGACCCAGACCTACAAGCCCGGTTCGGCGTGGGTCACCCTGTTGGTTATCGACGATAACCAGTAATGGTTAAAGTAGACATCCAGCCTAAGTCGTTCTCCGAGTTCATGGAGACGCTCAAGGCCATCGCGGCCATGACCAAGACGGCGGAGAAGGACGTGGCCAAGAAACAAGCTGCCCTCATCTGCGAGGACATGGCCCGCTTTACCCCGCCCCTGGTCAAGGGTGGCGGTCAGGGTCTGACCGACAAGGCAAGGCAGGCCGGAGACGACGCCGTGGCCGGGGACATCCGCAAGATGTTCGTGGCCGTAGGCGACCGAAACATCTCAAGCCAGAAGGCCATCGTCTTCCGCACGCTGGCTCATGCCACGCAGACCAACAACCGCGCCATGTTCGACAAGGTCGTGCGACGCTCCAGCCTGGAGTCCCTTCGCATCTCCCCGATCATGACGAAAATCCTGAACGATTCGAACTACGACCGGGCGTTCCTCAAGGCTCGCAATTACCTGAGCCGCGTCCCGCTCAAGGTCAACGAATACGGCCTTGAGTATGCGACCGACCTGCGGGCCCATCACAACCGCATCAAGGCCAAGTTCGGCGGACGCATGAAGCGAGGCCAGAGGCTTGGCGAACCGCGTCTCCTGGTCGAAAGCAAGAAAGAGCTGGACGACTACATCAAGGAACGACAGGTCGCCGTGGGTAAGACCAAGTCGGCTTGGCTGCGGGCCCTGATGACCCTGCCCATGCCGTCGAACAAGAACGGCCCGGTGATGTTCGGAAAAGACCTCCGCAAGGCGACCTACATCGCCCGCCACGCCGGAGCCGGCGGATATTCCCGCGTCGTCGAGACGGGCAAGGAATACATGGTGACCATCGGAAACCTGATGGGCAACGTCAACGCCATCGCAGACGAGGCCAACACGATGGCCTTGGCCCTCGGCAACCGTGACCGCCAGATGAAGGCGGACATGGAGCAATACGTCGAGCGAACGATCCGGCGCTTGAAGTCGGGTCGCAGGAGTTAAGCCTTGTCGCCACGGACCCGGACGAACACCGGGTGACGCAGGGAACCCTTCGGTGTCTTCATCTGGAAGTCCACCTCAGCGACCCTGCCGATGAGCTGAGAGCGGTCAGCCAGGAGTTCGCGGCGGGTGGCCTCGTCCATGCCCGTGCCGACGCTGACTTCAAGACGACCGCAGCGCACGACGATATGTCCGGCCATGCCGGCGCACTTGCCCGAACCTTCGACGATGTCCACGATTTCGCCGTCCGTGGTGTCGCAGTCCTTGACCTTGAGCCAAGCCCGAGAGCGGATGCCGTGGCGGTAAGGGGCGGCGGTGTCCTTGACCATGGCTCCCTCGAAGCCCTCGGCGGTGAAGCGGAGGAAGGCTTCTTCCGGGGTGCAGGAGACGCTTGGGACGAGCAGGATGGACTGAGTGCAGGACTGAGCGAACAAAGCCTCCAGAGAGGCACGGCGGGTTCTGTAATCGCCATCGCAGGAGGGGATGTCGAACAGCCAGACGCGGGCATCGTCGGCAGGGGCTTCGGAGCGGAGGTCTCCGACCGAGGTGAAGAAGGACTTGCCTGATACGGCCTCGCCGTCGAGCGTCCAGACGCCGGCACGATCGCCAAGGAGGCCAAGCACCTCGTCGGCCAGATGGTCGAGGGAGGGCATCGGGTTGCCGTTGCGGGTGGCGAAGCTGACGCGGCGGTTGTCCAGGTCGGCGGTGATGATGACTCGCAGGCCGTCCACCTTAGGTTCGCAGGCATAGGAAGCAGGCAGTTCGCCGTCGTAAAGGCGGGCAAGCATGGCGGCGCCTCGGGCCTTCACGGCCCGCGGCTTAGGGACATGGGGCACGGCCTTCTCGAACATGGCGAAGAAGTCGGCAAGGGCTTGGTCCTGTTGGCAGAGCATCGGTGAACAGGGCAAGTAGACCACCACCGCCCCCGTCCGTCAAGCCCCTTTCCCTACCAATCAGGGCAAAGGAAATGGGCACCAAGAGCATCAGGCACATCGTCGAGGCCACCCTGGCCACCTACCTCTCGACCCAGACCGGGCTGACCACCGTGACCTTCCTGACCGGGGACAGCTCCGCGACCCAGACCCTTCCCAAGGCCGTGGTCCTCTGCGACTCCGCCCGCGCCCCTGCCGACCTGCCAGAGGGCGCAGGGAACTACGCCTGTTCCGTCCGCATCACCCTTTTCTCGAACGCCGACGACACGACCCTCGCGGATCACCGCGCCCGCTGCGCCGCCCTGTCCGGCAATATGCGCGACCTGACCAGCATC